CATGACAGGGACAACTACCCTGACTGATGCTACCCCCGGTTCGTACACTATCACGGCTAACAACTGGAAGATAGTAAACTTTAACGATAAGGCTTACTTCTTTCAACGCGGCTACGACCCTCTGGTGTACGACAACGCTACGGGATTACGCACGTTTACTGTAGCTAACGGTGGTGCTACTGCCGCAACCCTGAAGTGTCACGAGGCTTTAGCGGCTTACGGACGCCTGTGGGTTGTGGATAACGCAACAGACACACAGACAATTTACTGGTCTGATCTTTTAATTGGAGCAGACTTTACTGGTGGCTCCAGTGGTTCTATAGATGTATCTAAGGCTTGGCCTGATGGATACGATGAAGTTAGGGCGTTAGCTGCACACAATAACACTCTAATTATCTTTGGCAAGCACAGCATACTTGTGTACGGAGGTGCCTCTAGTCCAGCTAGTATGGCTCTTGTAGACACAGTAGCGGGTGTTGGGTGCATCTGTAGAAACTCTGTTCAGCACATTGGCACAGATGTTTTGTTTATGTCTAACACAGGACTCAGGAGTTTAGGACGTACTATTCAAGAAAAGTCACTGCCTATATCTGATCTGAGCCTGAATGTAAAGACTGAGATTATTAGTTTGATTAACAACAGGACGTTACCTACAGCGTCTGTGTACAGCCCTGAGAACTCTTTTTACATTATTACGTTTCCAGATCAACTCACAGCGTACTGCTTTGATCTTAAAGGTAGACTTGAGAACGGAGCGTACAGAGTTACACGGTGGACTTCTATTCCACACAAGTCATTTGAAGTTAAAACTGACGGTACGTTGTACATAGGAACAAGCGACGGACTAGGGACGTACTCAGGTTACGTAGATAACACAACAGCGTACCGCTTTAGGTACTACAGTCCGGGTTTGACGTTTGGTGATCCTGCTAAAACAAAGTTACTAAAGAAGCTAAGACCTACTTTGGTTGGTGCTGCTGGTGCAACAGTGTTTATGAAGTGGGCTTACGATTTAGCTACGGATTTTAAAACTTACGAGTTTACTGTAGGAAACCAAGTACCTGCGTACTTTGGTGTTGATGAGTTTGCTATCGGTGAGTTTACTGGTGGTGAGCTTACAACTAGAAACTCTGTTCAAGCAACAGGTAACGGAAGTATTATTACAATAGGACTAGAAGCTGACATTGACGGGTCTGCTTTATCCCTCCAAGAAATTAACGTATTAGCACTAATGGGTAAAACAGTATGAGCGACTATACAAAGACAACAAACTTTACTGCTAAGGACAGTTTACCTTCTGGGGATAGTGGTAAAGTTATTCGTGGTAGTGAGTTTGACACTGAGTTCACCGCTATATCAACGGCGATTGCAACTAAAGCTAACATAGCTTCTCCTACATTCACAGGCACTGTAACGATCCCAGCGTTGACGCTTACGGGTACTCTGTCTACAGGCACGATTGACGGAGGGACTTACTAATGGCACACACATGGTGGCATCCTATTACATCAGGAATAGGCAGTGCAGTATCAGGTTTTTTTGGTAATTTAGGTCAAGGTATTGGAAACAATGCAGGAAACATTGCATTAGGAGGCGCTGGACTTCTTGCACTAAAAGATGCTTATGATCGTCTTGGTGATATTGGTGATGAGTCACAAGCAGGTGCAAATGTTATTGCACAGCAAGGATTACAACAATCACAATTCCAGCCGTTTACTGTAAGGTCTACTACGGGCGGTCAGTTTGGTTTTAATCCTGCTCCCTCCCCTTCTTATTCTGCTCCTTATGTTCCTCCTACTACTATTGTACCTCCAGCAGGTGGTGGTGGTGGTAATGGTGGTGATCCGCAGCCGGGAACTTTTCCGGGACAGCCTACTCCGGGTTTTGATCCTTACCGTTCTCAGAAAACTAGTGTTGATCCTTTTGCTGGTACACCATTAGCAGGTACAGCCGGTGTGCGAGGTCAACAAACTCCTGTTCCGGGTTTTGGAGGGTCTACAGCCCAACTAAATTTAGGGATGCAAGAACAGTTTATCCAAGACATGCTACAAGGGCAAGCAGAAACTGCCTTGTTTACTGGGCCATACGGTGAAGCACAAAGACAACAGGCAGCACAGCAAGCTTTTGGACTAGGTGGTCAGTTCATGGGTGCTGCGGCACAACAACCAGCAGACCTTAATCTTTTGCGTGGGCAGTTTGCAGGGCAAGTAGGTGGTATGTTAAATCAACAACCTAGTCCAGCTATAGGTCAGTTTGGACAACAAGCACTTAATTTAGGAATGGCTGGTTTAGATACTCAGGCTCCTTCTGATGTAGAAGCTTTGAGACAGCAGTACACTCAACTTGCAAGTCAAACTGCAGGTAGAGCTTTGCAGGACACAGCAGGACGAGAAGCTGACGTATTTGAGCGTATAAGGGCTACACAGCGTCCTGAAGAAGAACGTCAACGTCTTGCATTAGAAGAGCGTATGGCTCAACAGGGACGCTTAGGTGTACGTACAGCCATGTTTGGTGGTGCGCCAGAACAGTTTGCTTTGGCTCAAGCACAAGAAGAAGCACAGAACAGAGCGTCACTTGCCGCTATACAGCAAGCACAGTCAGAGCGTCAGCAGGCCGTTGGTGAGGCTCAGACGTTTGGTGGTTTGTTTGGTCAACAGGCAGGACTTTCTAGTCAGCTTCAGTCAGCAGCACAACAACGTGCAGCACAGTTGTCACAGCTTGGACTCAGCGCACAGCAGATTGAATCTCAGTTGCAGTCTGAGGGTCTAGGCAGAGCAGCTACAGCGGCTGGACAAGCAGGTCAGATGGCACAGCTTGCTGGTGGACTACAAGCACAACAGGCTGGTCTTGGTGCACAGTTTGCAGGACTTGGTAGTCAGTTGTCTTTGCAGGATATGGCGGCACAACAAGCACAACAACAACTTGCCTTGGGTGCATTAACAGGATCGTACATACCACAAGCACAACTTATGAACGTAGCACAGCTAGGTATGACACCTCTTGAGATGGAACAACGAGGTCAGTTGTATGGTGCTGGCTTATTTGGTGAAGGGTCTATGACAGGGCTTCAAGCTCGTTTAGCAGCAGCACAAGGACAAGCTAACTTGTTTGGTACTGTTGGTACTGGATTGTTATCAGGCGCACTAGGAGTAGATACATAATGGCTAGGTTTGGAGAATCGTTTATACAAGGGTTAATGAATCCTACGTATCAGCAGGGTTTGTTTACTGCTGCTCAAGGTGCTGGTAGTTTTCCTAGAAGACAGCAAGAAGCAGAACAATTTAAACAGCTTACTTCTGGTGCAAGTGGGTCTGGAGGTTCTTCTGCTATGTCTAGAATTAATCAACTTCAACAATTAGCAATGGAAGCTGCTAGACGAGGAGACACAGGAAAGTCTAATGCATACACTGCTGCTGCTAAACAACTTCAAACAACTATAAGAACACAAGGTGCTAATGACATTGCAGGTCTTATGCAACAAATGCAAACATCTGTAGATCCTAATTTTATAAAAGAAACGCAACAACAAATAATGGAGTTAGCTACTAGTACTATGCAATCTGATCCTACTAAGTTTGTAGGTTTAGGAGGTAAACGTATACAAGAAGTAGATACATTACTTGAAACTTCGTCAGAAAGAAGAATAGACAGTTTTGCTAATGCTCTTGCTGCTTCTAGAGACATAACAGATGTTGTAGATTACGTAGATAATTTACCCTCTGTTAAAGATGATCCGAAAAAAGGATTTTCTGACAGAGAGAAAAACGCATTGATACGTGAAGTTACAGGTTTAAGACAGGTACGCGATGATCATCAGACTATGATAAGAAAAGGTGTGTTACCTAAAGGACACACAGCACTATTAAATGCTAACCCTGAGTTAAAAAATAATCCACAGGTTCAAGCTGCTCTTGATGTGTTTGCCCGAAAAAAAGATCCTAATCAAACAGTATCTCAGGGTGAGCTAAACAGCGCTGCTACCGCTATACGTTCTGTTGTTGATAATGAATATACAAGACAAGCAACAGTAAATCGTAGTAAAGATAGACTTAACGCTCAAGCAGAAAAAATGGTAGATCGTTTGTTAGAGGAAGATAGTATTTCTGAGTGGGTATACGGTGAAGATTTACTAGAAGTAGTAAGCCGTATTAGCAATGATGACGATATGTCAGAGGACTTTTATTCTTTTGTCGCTCAAGAAATAGAAAAGAATCCAGACGTAGATCCTCAAGTAGCTGTTAAAACTGCTATTGATTTACTAGGAGAAGAAAGAGAAATAGATCCTCGTCTTGAAGAAGGAAGACAACTTAATAAAGCAGAAAGAGAGCAAGAGGCAGCAGAAAAAGAAGCAGCTATTGTTGCTCTTATGGAAAGAGAACAACTATCTAGAGAAGATGCAGTACTTAGATTAAATCAATTAGAAGCAGAAGCTAGAAGAGGACAAGGAAGTGTAAGCGCTATACGTGAACGTGCAAGACAAGAACAGTTTGGTTCTTCTCCTTATACTCAGTTACCAGAAGTTACTAGAGGCCAAGACCCTGTGACACCCCTTGAAGCTATACAAGGACTAGGCGATGTTGGAAGCGCTGTTCTTACTTCTTTTCCCGGTGGCCCTCCTTCAAGGAAATAATAACTAATGGCTGAAGTTGAAGCAAAAACAGTACCTACTGCGTCAGGTGATCTTCCTACATGGCTAAATGATCCTACTGTGTTGGGGACAATGGAAAAACTTGGTATTGATCCCTATCAAGCAGCGTCTAATTTTGATCTTTGGTTTGATACAGTAAAAGAAATTGAGTCTAGCGGCGGGTGGAATACATATAATCGTTCTTCTTCTGCTAAAGGACCATATCAAATATTAAAAGGTTCTTATCCTGTTATGCTTAGGAGAGCAATTCGTGTTGCTAAACAGCAAGGTAAAGAGCCTGAAAAATGGATGACTGATGCGCTTAAAGATAAAGACAGAGATCCTTCTGATTTATCTGAAGATCAAGTTAGACGTTTAATATTTTTTGATTTACAACAGCGTCCTCAAAAAAACAAAGAGGGTATAGGCACTGACAAGTTGCTCGTTTCTCTTGCCAAGGGTAATTGGGAAGCAGGTCAAGACCTATACTTAGATCATCATCATACAGACAGAACAGATCAGCCTACTTTAAAACGAAGCAATGAAAAATTTGCAGAAGTAAAAGATCAAGTAGTTGTTTCTTTTTCTGAAGACATACCAACGCCTAAAAATTTAGAAAGTAAACCTATTGAATCTATCAGGCTAGGCGAC